CGTCCCACCAAGCGACTAAACTGTCTTTTCCGTAAGAAAGTGATCCATCCCCGCTACCAGTTATAGTCCCAAAACTCCCAGTGCATTCATAATAATTTCGCGGAGCAAAATCCAAAGTGTTAGAAACGCTATTTGGAGTTGGTATCTTTTTGTAAAGATATTCTATCTCTTCATCATTCAAAGGTCTATTCCATACAGCCCAAGGCCCAAGCGCTCCATTCATTGAGGTTGTATAGGGCGTTGACTGGGCAGTCCGATACCCTATCCTTCCTGGGTAATACTCAACAGCGCCCAACATAAATGTTTCAGGTAGAGCGGTCGTCGCGTTAGTAACGGGTGGCCAATCCATAGCTTTTCTTTCTGTCAAGCTGGCGAAATTACCTAGATTACTTGTCGCATAATGTCCTGCGGCCTGATTGGCTCTGTAACTAACATTTGTTGATTGATTTACTGCATTAACATAGAACTTAATCAATGTAGTCTGATCTTCTCCTACTCCATTGATGGCTTCGGAATCTTTACTATTTGTTATTATATATTGAACCCAATCCCTCGAATCACCACCTATTTGTTGTTCGTGTAGATTTATGGTCCTATAAGAGTTGTATTTCCAGCTTGCGCTATTTGGGTTTATCGTATGTCCCATATAATTAGCCGCGATCTGATTCGTTGCATCGCCTCTTTTTTTCGTCCGCCCGTCTCCGTGGGCCATTGTACTTGTATTAGCGTTGATATTTAACCATTGATTATTCGGCCACATTTGATCGTCTCTTGGCGAAGTACTTAAGATCCCTGCTCCTACTGGGCTGATATTATTGATATTAACCCAGCCCATTATAGTGAATTCTCCAGTTAACTGTCCTGTTAATGCTGATGCGGTACTATGAAATAGACCTGTATTAGTTGGGATTGGAAATGAGCCAGCCGCGTTCGCACTGAATTGGGTGTTGCTCGCTTGGCCAGAAATCTGGATTGCGTTAAAACCGCTATTGACGTTTTGGCCTTCGACAAACCCTATTAAATCAATTTCATTGAATCTTTTTTTACATGCAGAAAGTTTTTTAGTACACCCATCTCTTTGCCAGAAGCTGGGGTTGTCTTCTGGCTGTTGCCCTGAATTATCTTGGACGCAGACGTATGCTGTTTTTAATGGTTGCCCCTGTATATTTGGATTAGAGTTAGCTAAGAAAATAGTAGGGCTTTGCGTTATCGCTATATTACCTTTGGTATACCCTCTTGACGCAGCCCATATAGAAGCGGGATTATCGAAAAATGAACCTGCGTAACCAGATTGTGGGGTGTAATTAGGTGCTACTCCGCTTCCACCGAGGTCTTGGAAGTTTTGGCCATCACTCCTTTCTATAGGGAGACCTTGATACCTACATCCCTCTCCTCTATATTGCCAATAACAGAATTTAGAAACGACACTACGAGAATTGACGCTAAACCCCTCAAGGTCCAATGGTGAATTAAGTTCGAACTCTACAAACAGCTTAGACTCCTGAGTTTTTCTGCCCATTAGCCACGTTTCGTCTGTCAATTCTGCTTTAGGATCAGCTTCTCCAAAAGGATTACCACCCTCAAAGTTTTCATCGTCAATAAATTTAACGGATACTCTTTTTCTAACAAAACTGGCATTTTTAAAATCTTTATGCACCTGAAGGAGTTGCGTAATGATATTATTTTGATTAGCTACACGGATTTTAGGTCTAGCTAATTTTCCATCGCCTAATATATCAAATCCTTCGCTCTCCATAGACAAAGGTAGGTATTTAAAACCTTGCCACTGAATAGATTCAGAATAGACGGCCCCTCCATGAAACCCCAACCATACGGTCGGATTGTTAATTCTGTCTGGGTAAACCCTAAACAATTCTAATAATGCGGTCGGCTGTAGGTCTAATAAACTACGTGCTACTTTGTTTTTTCCTTCTTCCGCCATAATGTAATTTACACTTTATTAGTATATAATATTAAAAAGAAGTGAAAATTACACATCTAAAAAACTATGACAAGGAGTTGGAACTTAAGTTTTATGATTTCTTTTTAAGCTCGAAACCTTATGACCTAGATTATATACGCTCTCCTCATTTAAGGAGGCAGAAAATAGAGTCTCTATTCTTAAATTATTGTAAGAATTCTCAGGTATATATTGTCGAAGAGGACTCGAAACTTAAAGTAGCTGCTTTTATATTAGATTCTGGAGATTATTTAGACCTCACGTTTATCTTTATGATTACAAAAAACTTTAGCAGTCCCGATTTGATGGCTACTGCGCGAGGTATATTCGATCACGCTATGAAAGAGTTGGATAAAAATTACATCAAAAGCAACATAAGAAGAAAACATAAATGTCAATCGTTTAAAAAATTCATTGAAAGGTATGATAAAAAAGTCATAATATTTAACGATGAAAACAACACTGTTGTTTGGTGTAATAGAGATATAATGACAATCAAATTTAAAGTTGTGGGGACGAACAAGACTACTGCTCATTTAATGGGCAAAGATCTTTTGTTGCGTGGTACAGAAAAAATCAAACATGGTCTGTTAAGAAAATTCTCTGACGGGGAAGACATTTACCTACTAGACGAAAAAGGTATTGATTTTTTACCTAATGCCGTTACCATCTATGGGCATCTGTCAGACAATAAACAGAATGTCGGCAATATTTCTTTAGAATTCATACCAAACAAATGAAAACAAAAACCACTTTTTACAAAGTATACACTCGAAAAGGCGAATATCATCACGGTTACAGCGCCAAACTCGAAGGGTCTCGCGGATGGGCTATTGATTGTGCAAGGGTGGTCGGCGGCTATGTCACTCAAGTAGCTAATGACCTAGAAAAAACAGAGGAGAAGATATACACTCATGGAGCAGAAGCTTGATGTTGCAATTAATTAAATCTCTTTTAAAATCTTTAGAACTGTTCTTGACCTTAAAGAACAAAAGGTTTTATTATGATTTGCAAAAAGAGCATGATAAAGAAGAATATGAAATCATTAAAGAAATTGAAGCTCTCAGGCAGAGCGGCACTAGTAATGATGCTGATTGGGCTGACCTCTTGCGCGAAAGACTTACCTCCGAACGTTCGCGATTTAAATATTTATCAACCTTCCACTCTGAAACTACAGAAAGGGGAGCCGATTCCGACTAAAGAAGGTATTTATATGCCTAATACTGATGAGGTTTGGCATTCTGATGCAAGGTTTCGTCGTCTCGAACGAGAAGTCTATCCATTTAAATAATTAATATTTGAAAAAATATCAATGGAAAGTGGGCTTTTTTTTTATAAAGTGTAATTAGTATAACATGGAGCCAGAGAAATCTATACTTAAAGAGTTTATAAGTGGTGGGTGGATTGTCTCTTTTATAGGGGCGGTCGCTATGTGCGCTAGATTGCTACATGCTAATAAAAATCTGTCTTGCGTAGAACAATTCAAGAAAATCATAACAGCGGCTATAGCTGCGACTATTGCTTGGTTCGTTCTAGAACAAACAGATGTTTCATCTTTAACTAAAGCTATTACTTATGGTATCATTGGGGTCATTAGTCCAGAAGTTATTACTGGCATTGTTCGGATCGGGGAAAAATTCGCTAGAAACCCCGATAAATTTATTAAAAAATAATAAAATGGATTTTAAAGGGAAAAGACAAGTAATCAAAGCTGTCCAAAACTTAATTGGCGTTTCCGATGATGGTCGAGATGGGCCAATCACTTGGAACGCTATACTCGCAGAGTTATCCAAGGAGGGTGGCCCTACAGTAGGTGGAGGTATCGCTGATATCATGGTCTCTATAGCTAGGGGAGAGATAGGGGTTTCAGAAGTAGACGGAACAAACTGTGGCCCCCGAGTGAACGAATATAAGGCTGCTACTTGGTTAGACCCAAAAGCGGCTTGGCCGTGGTGTGCAGCTTTTATTTGTTGGGTAGTCAGAGAAGCTGTTGAACAAAAAGACGTAGAATGCAAACGCCCTCAAACCGCTTCGGCTTGGGATTTCGAAAACTGGGCTAAACAGCAATCAGGTAAAGGCGTAGAGCTTCGTAAGCCAACTAATGAGGATATAAAAGCGGGAGATATCGTGGTGTTTGAGTTCTCTCATATTGGTTTGGCTGTTGGAGACGTAGACGCTAAAGGATACGTTAAGACTGTAGAGGGGAACACGAATGGGGGAGGGAGTAGAGAAGGCGGCTCTGTTTTAGAGAAAAGTAGGCATGTTTCCAAGATAAGGAGCAGAATCAGAATTTTTTAGTGGACATAAAATACGTGAAGGTTAATATGGGCCGATGACCGAAGTAAAAATAAAAGTAGACCCTAATTATATTTTCACTTATGTAGTAGGCAACTCTATGTTTGAGCCTATAGAAAAGTGTATAGACTCCACAAGATACGAAGTCTATGATTCTTTTATTTACGATCTCAAAACAAAAGATTATTTAAATCAAGGAGAGCAATATCAAAAATTCTACATAGAGGTAGCCAAACTAAAAAAGATGGCTAAAGAAATGTCCCAAAAAGAGATCGAAAGCTTATGTAGGGAAATCGCTGAGATTGCTCCTGAATACGTAGAAATATAATCATGGCGAGCGCGAGTAAAGGGAAGGGTGCAGTGAAAACAGTGGAGTGGTGGCGGCATTTAAGACCTTTTGGGAAACGACGACAGAACAAAAAAGTCCGTAAAGATGGGGAAAATCAAATAAAGAATGAAGAATTATAGGCAAGTCCATATAATAGCTAAAGACAGAAGTTTTAAGTACGAACCTATAGCAAACACACCAGAGTTTAACGATTTAAATAGCGCTTTGACATATTGGAAATACAATAAAGACAAAATAGAAGACTGTAATTTTTACAAAGACCCGATTGTAATCATTAGAAGGGAAGTGAATAATGTGCTTGCCAAAGAACTCTGGGCTGCTACGCTGTAGCAGTTATGAAAAATACGCTCCAGATAACGACATTAGTCCTATTCGCTTCAGTCTTAGGTTTAGCCGCATGGCATGACCGCAATCCAATCATTGAGACAATAGAGACCGTAAGAGTAGTCTCTCCAGAAAAGCTAGAAGCTCATGTCACTTTGACTAAGTGGCAGCTTGATAAAATGCTTAGAGAGTATGAGAAAGACGCTCATCCATCTGATATGCTAAAATTCAAGACCCTTGTCAAGAGGGAGGGGGTTGAATGGAGAATATCCTCTACCCATTTAGTCAAGGATTCCGACCCATACCTAGCCCCTCAAGGAAGGTTCTTTGTGGTCAATCCCTCGTCCATTGATTATACTGGCGATTTTAAATCGTGCGTCGAATATGCAGAGAGTTATAAAAAGTTTCACGATTACATCGTAATAAGTGCGGAGTAAAAATTATTTTCTTGTATGAATTGTAGATATAATAGTCAAATTGTTGGAGATAATGGCTACAGAGAATTGATGATAGTAATCTTGAATGAGCGAGACAATCCTGTTGATTCTTGTTGTCATAGGTTAGACTCTCCAGAAATCCACGACTTAACAAGTGGAGAGATTGGAGCGCATAAGTTCGGAATTAAAGGCTGGGAGTTAGATCCAGCGAATCAATACCAAGGTTATGCCACGAAACAAATCGATTCATAATTACACTTGCTAGTGTAAATACCAGTATGGACATACTCATTCAACTGGTTCAAGATAACCCTTGGTTCGGCGTAGTTACAGCTGCTATAGCTTTCGCTTCAGCCATCACCGCTGCAACCCCAACCCCACAGTCAGGTTCGTGGGCTAAGATCTATAAGCTTATAGATTGGGCTGCGTTAAATATCGGTAAATCCAAGCAGAAATAGTCTAGTTTTCTAGATTAACCTCCTACCTATCGCAGGTAGGGGGTTTTTTCTTTTTTTTCTTGCAATTTTTAATTACCTTTGTATTATATGTATAGATGATTTCGAATAAAGCTAAAGGTCTTTCTGGTTCTAGTCATGTCGCTCACACTAAAAAGATCATGTGCGAGTCCACACAGCGTTACCACCACTCATGTTTATCAGCGGGATTGACCATAAAGAAGACGGGCAAGATGCAAGATATCGGCCATGTTGATTTTATTGTAGATGGAGAGACTGTGGATCTAAAAGGGATCAAGAACTCTATGCGGGAAGGCCGAATTCTTCTGGAATTCACTAATGTAAATGGTAAGACTGGGTGGTGCAACGAGAAAGGTACTCCTGTCTGGATAGCTTTTGATGTCGGAGCTTTCTTCCTTCACGTTAAAAACATTGATCTTTTTAACCTAGCTAAAGACAAATGTAATTTAAAAGATAGAGTCACAAAAGTAAGTGACTGCTTATATAAAGGCTACCAGCGCAATGGTAGGAAAGACTGGATGTCTATGGTTCTTCTTTCTGATGTTTTATCGGAGTGTAACCATTGGTTTTTGCCGTACCAAGAATACGACTTGCCTATCGAAAAGGTTCAGGGGTAATTTCTAAAATCCCCTGTTCCTTGATAACTTAGCCCATCATTATAAGGCTCGATAAATAATCCAGTAGTTACAGGGGAAGATCCAGTCCAACCTTTATATCGGTCATCAATATTATTGTTGTATTCCCTGATTAGATGTTGAGAATCCCATTCTTTATTCCCTTGCCCACTCAAAAGATACATGCCTGTGACTTCAGATCTAAAGTTTGCCCAGTCTCCTGATGATACTGATGCGCTAGAGTGTATTCTGTTTAATAATTCTTGAGGCATACTTAGAATTACACTTTTTTTATTAAACCTGAAAAAATCTCTTGACCAGAGTTAACTATCGCTTACTATAACCCCCAAGCTCTTATGGATATTTATTGCCACCGCCTGGGTAACGCCATATAATTTCTTTGCGCTTTATACAATTATGAGAATTACCCTATTAAAAATAGAGTGCCTATTTTTTAGCGCCTTGATTGGCCTGACGTTTGGTGTGTTGCTAGCCGTGGTTAGCTGCGTGAGCGTTTTTGTAAAAGTTCTTGTAACTTTTCCGATTGAGTTATATAATATAAGGCTGCTAGATCGCATACAGAAGAGGTTGGATGCGTTAAGCGTGGAGCCAGATGATATTTGGAGTAGACATATCCAGAGAATGGAGCAAAATAAAACAGAAAAAAACGATGAAGAACTTTGAGATTTTAGTAGAGAAAGTGGTTATTTGGGCAAGTGAGCGGGGCATCTTCGATGCCGCTAACCCTTTAGCTCAGTTAGACAAGACTCAGGAGGAGTTGAATGAAACAATAGAGGCGGTTCAGCAATCGGCATTTAACAACCCAGAGGTAGTTGATGGCATAGGGGACATGTTAGTGACGATTATTATTGCGGCCAAGATGCTGGGATTAGACCCTACTTATTGTTTAAATGAGGCATATGAGGAGATCAAAAACAGGACAGGTAAGATGGTGGATGGAAAATTCATAAAAGACCAATAAAGAAATGAACACAAAACAATTATTACAGTTGCATGATGACACATGTAAATCGTGTCGGGGTATAATGGAACAAAAAAATAGTGATTATACTGGCGGCAAATCATCTACAGACCCTTTCGCCAATTTCAATGCGTCATCTATCCTTGGCATTCACCCAGTTCAAGGTTTGTTGTTGCGCGTGATCGATAAGATCCAGAGAATCCGCAGCTTTACCAATGACAAAGAGTTGAAGGTGGCTAATGAATCAGTGGAAGATGCGTGTGATGATATTGTGAACTACGCCATCTTAGCTAAGGCCATGCTCATGGAAGAAAGATCCCAGATCGAACAGAACAAAACAAAATAATGAAAGAAGAATCCAAATTCGATTTTAATATCGACCCCGAACAACAGAATAGACTAAAAGAGCTGTTTAATCCTGGAGATAAGCTCAAATTTGCCGATTTTACGGCTCCTCCAGAAAAAAAGTCCGTGTTTTCTAGACTTAAAAATAGATTTAAAAAGAAAAAATAGCATGGATGTCGAAGAAAAACTCGTTGCAATTAAAAAAGCGGCAGAAAAAATCCGCCAGATCGACATAAGTAGAAATCTGGAGAAGATGGAGGTATATAAATGTATTGAAAAAGAATTAAAATTAGACGCAACATCGGAGAGATATTTGTGGGAGTATGTTATGCTTGGTTTTAAATCTTACGAATACAGTATACAGAAAATTTTTCAGAAAAATGTTGACGAACAGAGTTAGCTCTTACTCGATCTTATCGAGATGAAGATCGCGGTTTTAATGTGGTATGATGGCGAGTTCGAATCTTATGGAGATAATTGTTATAAGATAAATAAAGTTTATTGTGATAAATATGGTTACGACCTAATAAAATCTTCAGAAAGAGTTTATGACTCTGTCTCTCTGCCTTTTAGGAAAGCACATTGGGAGAGATACCCGCTCATACTTAAACACATAAAAAATTATGATTATGTCGTTTGGGTTGATGCTGATGCATTCTTTTACAATATATCTCCCCCGATAATTGATTTAATTAATAAATATAAAAAAGAAATTTTATTTAGCGAAGATGATAACCGCCTAAACCCTCCAGCGGTAAATTCGGGTGTCTTAATACTCAAAAATACAGAGCGAGTTATTAATATAATAGAAAAGTGGGCTTATTCGGAAGAGTTGAAAGATAAGTATTGCGGTCGTAAATTAGTAGATGGTTATCTATGCCCAAGGATGAATTGGGTGGAAGACCAAGCTGTCGTCAGGGGTTTTGTTAAGGACAATGTCGATGATATAAACAACATATCAAAACTTGTGCCTTATCTGGAGTT